ACACGCTGGACTTGCCGGGCGGCAAGACTGCCATGCTGGTGCACGGTGATCAGTTCAAGGGCGGCGCCTTCGGGCTCCCCTTCTACGCGATCGCCAAGCGCGCGCAGGGCTGGAACCTATCAGTGCAGCCGTTCGACTTTCTCTTCTACGGGCACTGGCACACGCCGAGCCGACTGGTGCTGAGCGACGGCGCTCACACCTGCTGGGGCAACGCCAGCATCGAGAGCAGCAACCGCTACGCGCAAGAGTGGCTGGCAGCGTCTGGCACCCCTGCGCAATGGGCGCTCTTCTTCGGCAAGGAGGGCCCGACCGCCGAGTATCTGGTGAGACTGGATGCCGCGAAAGCCTGAGACTGAGGTGAGCACCTGCCCCGTGTGTGGCGAGCTGGGGCAGGTGTACGCCTACGGGGAGCAGGTCGTCAACACGGGCGCCCACGGGGTGGACTGGGTGCTCAGCCAAGGCGTCTGCAAGGGGTGCCTGAGCGTGGTGGTGCAGGCTGCCAAGGACGGCACCCTTGACCTTCTAGAAGGGGGTTGACGGACTAAAACCGTTAGGTGTAGGATTACGAAGTCAGGCAAGACAGCCCCATGCGGGGCGACTGGCAAGGAGGAAAAAATGGCAAAGGGCAAGATCAAGTTTGAGGATGCTGACAGCGACTTCTTGGAGTGCAGCTGCGGCAACTACACGATGGACTCCGGGTTCGACCTGATCGCTCCAAGGTTCAAGAACGACATGCGCTACGTCTGCAACTCATGCGGCGCCACGTGCATGATTGACTTCAAGGAGAAGGTCGTCTTGAACGAAGAGACGGTGCGCTAATGAGCGCCTTCTTCAATCTTTGCCCAGTATCGGCGCGCCACGGGTATCTGCTCGTGGTGAAGAACGAGCAGGGGGGCCTCATCGCCATCTGCCCCAAGTGCTACGTCCCAGTGAAGGGGCGCAAGAATCTTCTGGAGGTGAAGTGATGAACGCAGTCAAGGACTTTCTCGGGTACGTCATCTTCGTGGCGTGCATCTACATCGTGCTAGTCGTAGGGGGTGCATCGTGAGAATCAACCGCGCGAGTGATCCGAAGACGATCACCAGCTTCTACAAGCCGAAGGAGCGCATCGAAGCGCGCAAGCGCAGCGACGTCACCATCGTCGTCTGCATCGCCGTCATCATCGTGGTGGCGCTGGTGAGGGGGTTGTGATGATCGCAGACCTATGCAAGCCGGGGGACATCAGCGGAATCGGCAAGCACCGCCCCTGCGTTCGGGTGCTCATGTGTGGCAAGTGCGAGCGTCCACTTGTTGATAATGCGCCCGTGTGCGGTGAGTGCTCCTACTGCATCCGACTTGAAGAGCGACGCCAGCGCAAGCCACGCAAGACGCCAACGGGGCGCTGGTAATGCCGCTCTACGTGTTCGAGTGCTGGACGTGCTGCACCACTGAGGAGCGCCTGCAGACGGGCTTTCAGCCAGTCTTCCCACGCTGCGACGGGTGCGGGGCGTGGATGCAGCTGCAGATCAACGCCAGCAGTGTGCAGTTCAAGGGCGAAGGATGGGCCAAGCAAGACAGAAAGAAGGAGGGAAAGCAATGAGCAAGAAGTTCGAGTTCGTCAAGGCACCGCAGCGCAGCCCCGAGTGGCTGGAGTTGCGACGGCAGGGGCTGGGAGCCTCAGACATGGCGGCAGTGATGGGCGTCAGCCCGTACAAGACGCCCTACCAGCTCTGGGCTGAGAAGACGGGAGCGACCCCGGAGCAGAAGGTGGGCGACGCTGCCCGCCGTGGCGTCATCCTTGAGGATGCCGTCGGGCTCTACTACGAGCAGGAGCGCGGCGTGAAGTTGCGCAAGTCGAACGGCATCGTCCGACTGCGAAAGCACCCGCGCATCATGGCAAGCCTTGACCGCACGATCGTTGGCGAGCCCAAGGGGATCGTTGAGATCAAGACGTCAGCCAGCCCACGCTGGAGCATGTGGCCCGTGCCGCCTGAGGTCGTCATCCAGACGCACGTGCAGATGGGCATCGTCGGCGCTGACTGGTGCGACGTCGTCGCCCTGCTCGGCGGGCTGGTGTTCAAGATTGAGCGCGTGCAGTTTGACCCTGAACTCTGGGCGGAGATTCAGCGCGCAGCCATGCTCTTCTTGGAAGCCGTTGACACAAAGACTCCGCCGCAACTTGAGGCACTGGACGCGCAAGCCTTCGCCATCGCCACGCCGCAGGGCTCGCAGGAGTTCGTTGAGGCGACGGCTGACTTGGAGCGCGTCTACGCTCAACTGCGTGAGGTGAACACTGAGCTGCACTTCTTGGAGCAAAAGAAGGGCTCGCTCGAGATCATCATCAAGGAGGCGATCGGCGAGAACGCTGGGCTGGCTGGCAACGGCTGGACGGTGTACTGGAAGCAGGCGCGCCCGTCTGAAGTCACGGACTGGAAGATGGTTGCGCAAGCGTCAGGTGCACTGCAGTCAGTGATCACCACCTACACGGACGTCAAGCCCGGCTCGCGCCGCTTCATCATCAACGACGGAGGGCTTCATGACTGAGCAGACGATCATCCTTGACCCGTATGAGTGGGCGCACGCCAAGCAGGTCGGCACGGCGCGTGACGAATCCAGCAAGGCGAAGGGGCAGCAGGGGCGCGCAGGTCAGTCACCTGACCGCAGCCTGCAGAATCACATTGACGGCGCAGCTGCTGAACTGGCAGTATGCATCGCTCTCGGCTTGCCATGGTCGGCAAACATCGACACCTATCTGAACGAGCCCGACGTGGAGGTGCCGTGGCTTGGCGGAGTGGAGGTGAAGTGGACGTCGGGCATCGGGCTCATCGTTCGCAACGAAGGACGTCATGAGACTCACGTGCTGGTGACTGGCAACGGGCCAGTCAAGCGCATCGTGGGTTGGCTGGACGTCGCAGGGTTGGAAGCACTCAAGGCAAGTCCGAAGACTGACTTCGGCAACGGTCGGGCGCCACAATGGCTGAAGCCGATCGAAGAACTGAACGACTGGGGACTCTTCCCCAAGAAGGAGGCAGCATGAACAAGCACTCAGAGATTCTCGCCGCGCTATCGGCACCCTTCCCGCCTGACGTGATCCGTCACCGCGTAGGTGCCGGGGGCAAGGACTTGACGTGGGTGGACGCCCGCACCGTCGCAGCTCGGCTGGATGAGGTGCTCGGCGTCAATGGCTGGGACTTCGCCGTTGAGCCAGTCGGCGACACGAACACGGTCGTCGGAATCCTGACCTGCCGCTTCCCTGACGGCACCGTTGCCCGTCGCCAAGACTTCGGCTATGAGACTGGAGGCTCGGGCGAGTCGCTGAAAGAAGCCGCGTCAGACGCTCTCAGGCGCTGCGCGTCACTCTTCGGGGTGGCTAGGTACCTTTACGGCGGGGAACGACCCGCAGCGGGGCGCGTTGCCCTGCCTCCGTTGAAGGCAATGAGCCTGCCTCAGACTCCAGCGCCAGCCCAGCAGGGGCATGACACGGTGGTGCTGAAGGCAGCCATGGCAATGTTCGGCGCCGATAACTGCCCCGACCATGGGCTGCCGTGGACGAAGAAGCCGGGCGGCATCAGCAAGGCGAGCGGCAAGCCGTATGCACCCTTCTGGGCGTGCTCGGGGCGCACGGACGGGGCCTTCTGCAAGAAGAAGCCCAGCATCGACTTCATCAACTCGCAGGCTGCGCCACTCGGCGAGCCAGTGAAGACGGAAGAAGATCTCAGCGAGTTGCCGTTCTAGGTCATCACATGGGGGCGGGCTCTGGACGGCTCGCCCCCGCCAGCACTGGAGGATCACATGGGAAGACGACCGCACATCTTGGCGACACCGCAGGCACTCGCTGGGCGGATCGCACGGGAGAAGGAGACACCTGAGCAGCGACAACTTCGCCTGCTACGCATGCGGGCGCGGCTCTACGGGTTGACCGTGTACGAGCTGCAAGCCATGCATGAGCGTCAGCAAGGTCAGTGCGCCGTCTGCAGCCAAGTCATTGACCTGCACACTGATGGACGGAAGCACGGTGGCGTGCACATCGACCATGACCATGCAACGGGCAAAGTTCGTGGGCTGCTTTGCAGACTATGCAATCAAGGGCTGCCCTACTATGCACATCTCGCGGCGCATCATGCGAAGGTCAGCGAGTATCTGAAGGAGGAGGAGTAAATGGGACTCTGGATCAAGTGGGACGCTAACGCCCACAAGGACGACAAGATCGCACTGCTCACGGACACGGAGTTCAGGGCGTTCGTCACGGCGATCGCTGAAGCCAAGCAGCTGCGCAGCGGCGGCATCTTCAAGAGCCGGGAGCACCTGAAGGCGTGCATCGGCAACCGCTTCGGCAAGGCGATCAGCGGGCTCATTGCGAAGGGCCTTCTCGGGGTAGATCAGGCTGGGGTCGTTGCCATTACGGGGTGGGATCGCTATCAGGTCGACCCGACGTCGACCCGACGTCAGGCTGCGTTCGTGGCTCGGCGCCGATCAGAATCGGGTGGGATAACGGAATCCAAACAGCATAGAGAGAGAGAAGAGAAGAGAGAGAGAGAGAAACCCCCTACCCCCTTACAGGCGGGAGAAATCTTGAGGAGGATTGTCGGATGAGGAGCGTGGCGTTCATTGGCAAAGCAGGCACTGGGAAGACGACCCTGAGCCAGATGCTCTCGGAACATCACGGCTATGAAGTCACCAGCATCGCAGCGCCGATTCGTGAGATCGCCGTCATGGCGTACGGCAAGTTCGACAAGGCTATGAAGTACCCCCAGCAGACGCTGGGACTCTCTCGGCTTCTGACTGGGCGTGAGCTGCTACAGGAGATTGGCGCCGCTCTCCGTGAGATGGACTCACTCTTCTGGATGCGCGTGTGGCTTCTTCGGACGAAGCGTGGCGCTGATGACGGCACCCTTGACCCGATCACGTTCGTGGTGGACGACGTCAGGCTGGACGCTGAGCGGGCCTTCATCCGAGCGTGGTACCCCGACACGCTCTTCGTGCGGCTGGTGCGTCCCCCGGTGGGCGACCTGCAGCCGTGGCAGCATGACGTGACGGAGCGACAGGCTGGCGACATGGAGGCTGAGTTAGTTCTTGACACGGAAGCCCTCAGTCCGTCAGAGTGCATCGCAGCCGTTCTTGAGGCGGCACACATGGAGGTTGAAGCATGAGTGACTTGACTGACCTTGAAACTATGGCGGCGCTGGTAGGGTTCAAGTACGCCAGCGTCAGCATCAACACTGAGAGCCGTGAGGTCACGCTGCAGTGTGAGGATCATGACGGCAACACGCTGAGCGCCACGGGCGTCGACATCACGGCTGCCATGAGCGCCATGATGGTGACCCTTGGCAGCATGATGGATCAGGAGGGGCAGACATGGCAGGAGTAAAGGCGAAGCGCGGCGGGCCTTCGTTGCCCCCACGGTGGACGGACTCGGACTGCACGGAGTGCGGCAAGGTCATCGCCGTGGCTGATCCGAAAAAGCCAGTCTTCCCAGCGAGCCGGGTGAAGGTCATCACCTTCGTGGGAGCCAAGGGCAACGTGCGGCTGCACTGGCGCCACAAGGCGTGCGTCAAGTGATTGACACGCTGATCGTCACGCTCATGGGCGTGCACGCGCTGATTGCTCTCTGCATGGCGTGGATCGGATTGACGAACAGCCGAGCCAACTCCAGCATCGTTGTCACATGGTTCGGCATCAGCATCCTCACGGTGGTGGCACTAGGGCAGGCCCTACGATGAGCCACATGAGTGACCTTGACATTGACCTCAAGAACGCAGCACGCAGCCGCATGGGGAAGAACAACCGCCAACGTGGTAATGGGCTGGAGCGCCGACTGGCTGCTGAACTCACTGAGGCTGGACTGGCTGGCGAGCGCGTCGGGCAGTACGGCGGGAAGACGGACGTGCGTGCTCTTGGGCTGATCATCAGCGCCAAGAAGGGCGGCGCCTACTCGGAGCGATTCGATAAGTGGCTCAACGAGTTGACGCCGAAGGCTGACGAAGTCGCCGCGCTGGTGGTGGAAGATGCCCCCGGCTCAGGCATCAAGGCCCGTCGCATGGTCGTCATCCACTGGGAGACACTGGTGCAGCTGCTACAGCAGCGGGAGGAGAAGTCATGAAGATCGCACTCGCATTGGCGCTGGTATTCGCGCCGCTCACGAACCCGCAGCCCGCGTCGGCGCCGCTGCCACCACTTCCGATCGTGCTGGCTGATCAGCCGCCCGTGCCCCCAGCGCCGAAGAAGATTGAACTCAGCGGTGTTGCTTCGTGGTTCGACGCGCGGAAGAACTCGGCGTGGTACACGAGAACGACTCAGTGGTTCAAGGGGACACTCAACTACGCCGCCGCTGGGCAAGAACTCCGCAGGATGATTGAAGCCATGAAGCCGGGGCATCGCTACTGGCGCAAGACTCCAGTGCTTGCCAAGATCACGAACGCTAAGACGGGCATCTCGCTCATCGTCTACATCACGGACACCTGCGGCTGCTACTCGGGCACCCCAAAGGATCGCTCCGACGATAAGATCATCGACCTATCGCCGCAAGTGTTTCAGTCGCTCGGCGTACCGCTAGGTCGCGGAATCCAGCAGGTCACCGTGGAGTTGCTGCCATGAGCAAGAGCCTACGCCCCGACGTCATCAACAAGCGCGTGCTGGAGTCTTACCCCGGCTCAACGTCCGTCGTCGCCAGCGAGAAGGTCGCCGCCCACATGAGGGACTGCGGCGTCAAGATCACAGGGCGCACCATCCGCTCCTACGCTAAGGCTGAGCGCCGACCGTCGGAGAAGTTCTGCGCCATCTTCGCGCAGGCATACGGGCCCTTCGAGCAGGATGACTGGATTGAGCGGGAGGAGTTGCCCAAGCCGTACATGAGCCGCAAGCGTCCCGAGATGACTGCAGCTGAGAAAGAATCACGCCGTCTGCAGATGCTCGTGGCACGATTCTGCAACTGGTGCGTGGGTGGTGACATGGGCAGCAGTGAAGTGTTGCGCTGCCCTGATGCAACCTGCGTGTTGCGTCCAGCGTCACCGCTACCACTTGCAAGCAACGCCGCCACGAAGCGTGTGGCGTCACCCGATAGGTGGGACTGATGCCATACAATCGCCGCACGCCGTCACCTAGTGGCGGCCCCCTCCCCGGCGCTGCATCCTCCCAGCGTCGGGGAGCGACTCCCCCACTGCGTGAGCAGGTGGCTGCATACCTGAACGCCAACCGTGACGTCATGCACCTGAAGCAGTGGACGCTCAAGGTGAGTGCCGACATCCCAGCAGATGACTCGTGGGCTGACGTCGAAGTCAGTGACAATCTCTGGGAAGCCACGGTGCGAATCTCTGGGGACTTCTTCAAGGAGACTCCCGAGAGCCAGCGCCGCATCCTTGCTCACGAACTGATGCACGTGCACCTTGCCGCCATGGAGCGACTGATGGGCTCACTCGAAGGAGTGCTCGGCTCGCAGGCGTATGAGGTGCTGGAGAAACTCTGGGACACTGAGGGCGAGAGAGTCGCCGAAGCCCTGAGCTTCATTGTGGCTGGCGTCTTGCCGCTGCCAGACTTCAAGGCGTGAGCCCCCTACGCTTCGCTCGTGCGTGCCTGACCTGCGGCATCTTGCAGCGCGTCGGCAACCGTTGCCAGCCCTGCGCCAACAAGATCGTCACGAAGCGAGAGCGTGAGCGATACGGGCCAGTCGGGCGCAGCCCCTACGCTGACCCTGCGTGGCGCAAGTTGAGCCGTGAGATGCGCGAAGAGTTCCCGTGGTGCTTCGCATGTCGAGCGACCACTGAACTGACCGTTGACCACATCACGCCGCTGCAGCCGGGGCAGTCGCTCGTGGTGCCCAAGCACCTGCTCGCAGTGCTCTGCCGTTCTTGCCACGGCAAGAAGACGAAGCACACCTAGGGGGGGTTAGAATCTGCCGATGACATACCCTCAGGTAT